TGTAGACGTATCGAAAGGGAGAGGTTTTGACTATTCAACCTTTACAATTTTCGATGTATCCACCGAACCATTTGAACAGGTTGCAGTATACAGAGATAATATGATATCTCCATTACTGTATCCCGATGTAATTGCAAAATATTGTTCACACTATAACACTGCATTAGTAATTATAGAAAACAATGCAGAGGGAGCTGTGGTTGCACAACAGATGCATTATGATTTAGAATATGATAATGTGTTTGTACAGGGTGGTTTAAGATTAGAAGACATCGGGGTAACAATGACCCGAAAGATTAAAAGAATAGGAACTTCTACACTTAAAGAAGTGTTAGAGGAAAATAAATTGAAAATTTGTGACAAAGAGTTAATAAAAGAACTCTTGACTTATGTGAATAAAGGAATGTCCTTTGAAGCAGATAAAGGTTATCATGATGATTTGGTTATGAATTGTGTAGTGTTTAGTTGGTTCCTAACAACTGAATATTTCGAACACCTCACAAACAATAAAGTCAAAGACTTACTATACGCAGGACAACAACAGGAAATATATGATGATGTCTTACCAGTAGGAGTTTTTGGAGAACATGATAGAGAGTCTCACTCGTTTGTAGATACGAGTGGAGACCGATGGTATTTACAAGAGAACGACTAAGTTCAAAAAAATATAAATACATTAAAAGAATTGACTAAGGTCGCAAAAAGGAGAAAAATATGGCATTTCAAGTATCACCAGGCGTACAGGTTAAAGAAGTTGACCTTACAAATGTAGTGCCTGCAGTAGCAGGGACAAGTGGTGCATTTGCTGGAACTTTTTCATGGGGCCCAGTTGATGAGGTTGTAACTGTATCAGGTCAACAAGAGTTAGTAGAGTATTTTCATTCACCAGCAAACACAAACGCAGGTGCAGAAGATTTCTTTACTGCAGAGGGTTTCCTAAGATATGGTTCATCATTAAGAGTAGTTAGAGTTAACTCTACAAACCTTGCAAACGCAAACGCTTCATCCACCGCTTCTCAATTAATTAAGAATGGTGCTGAGTATATTGAATCTTACAGAGATTTAAGTAATTCAGGTAGTGTTGGAGCATATGTTGCTAAGTTCGCAGGTACATTAGGTAACTCATTAAGTGTTCATGTCTGTGCATCATCAAATGCATGGCAAGAAGCTTCAGCAGGTAACACAACTGCAAACAACGCTCTTAACGCAACTTCTATTACTGGTGTCGCAAACGCATCAACACTATTTGTTGTTGGTGACGTTATCGTATTTGCAAACCACTCTCAAGAGTATAAAGTAACTGCAGTAGCAGGAACTTCATTGACTATTGAAGCACTTAACCAACCAGCAGGAACAGGTTTAACATCTGCAGTTAATGGTTCAGGTTCAGGTGCAGCAGTAGGTATTACTCGTAAGTGGGAATGGCAATCATACTTTGAAAAAGCACCTGGCACATCTGCACTAGCAGAAGCTAATGGTTCATCTAATGATGAAATCCATATAGTGATAGTAGACGAAGACGGAGTTATTTCAGGAACTAAAAATACTGTTCTTGAGACTTACGGATTTGTATCTCTAGCTTCAGACGCAAAAAATTTAAATGGAGATTCAAACTTTTACAGAGATGTATTAGAAAGAGACTCAGAATGGGTATATATCACTTCACATTTGGCAGCTATTTTGTCAAACACAAGTACTATATACACCTCTTCATCTTTGGGTTCAAACCAATTAACACCCGACTTACCACAGAAAACAGCATTAGCTGCTGGTAATGATGGTCGAGTTCCTACAGCAGGACAAAAGTATGGTGCATGGCAAGACCATTTCGAAGATGGAGAAACATCAGACATTTCATTCCTTATCGTAGGTTCAACAAGAACTGATAACGGAAGTGGAACAGAACAAGATATCCTTGCAGATTGGACAACAATCGTAAATCAAGGTATATTGGTATGTGAAAAACGTAAAGATTGTCTATTATTGGCATCACCAAGAAGAGCATCAGTTGTTAACGTTTCATCAGAAGCGACCCAATTGTCAAACGTACTAGGAGACGTTAATACTGCATCAAGTTCTTCATTCTGTGTCTTTGACTCAGGTTGGTTATATGTCTATGATAAGTACAACGATAGATACGTTTATGTTCCTGCTAACGGACACACAGGTGGAATTATGGCAAGGTCAGACTTATTGAATGACCCATGGTTCTCACCAGCAGGTTTCAACAGAGGACAATACCTAGGAGTAACTAAACTTGCATTTAATCCTAAGAAGGCATCAAGAGATGACTTGTATAGAGCAAGAGTTAACCCAGTGGTAACATTCCCTGGCCAAGGAACTGTGTTGTTTGGAGATAAAACAGGACTAACACAACCATCAGCATTCGATAGAATTAACGTAAGAAGACTATTCATCGTATTAGAGAAAGCAATTTCAGCAGCTGCTAAAGGTAGACTCTTTGAATTCAATGACGGATTCACAAGAGCACAATTTAGAAGTGCAATTGAACCTTTCCTAAGAGATGTTAAGAATAGAAAAGGTATTTACGACTTCTCAGTAGTATGTGATGAGTCAAACAATACTGATTCGGTGATAGATAGAAATGAATTTGTCGCATCTATCTTCATTAAACCAGCAAAATCTATTAATTTCATCACACTTAACTTCGTTGCCGCAAGGACTGGTGTTGAGTTTGAAGAACTTTATGGTGCAATCTAAGGAGTAAACAATGGCAAGTATAGACAGTTTTAAAGCGCAATTACTCGGTGGAGGCCCAAGAGCAAATAGATTTAAGGTTTTCCTACCTAGGTCAGGTGGAAAGATTGAGTTCCTTTGTAAGGCAGCTCAGATTCCAGCATCAACTATCCCAGCATTTGAAGTGAACTTCCGAGGTTCAAAACTTAAAATCGCAGGAGATAGAACATTTGAAGATTGGACTGTTTCAATCATCAATGATGTAGAATTCTCTGCAAGAACAGCTCTTGAAGCATGGCAGAGAGATATCCAAGAACTAGATTCAGGGGAAGGTTTAACATCACTAGACTATCTATTGGATAGGGCTTTCGTTGAACAATTAAACAAAGACGATACTGTGTTGGCAAGATATGAGTTCTTCAACATGTTCCCTAACAATATTGGTGAAATCGCATTAGATTACGATACAACCGACCAGTTGGAGACATTTGATGTCACATTCTCATATTCACACTGGCAGAGAGTCGTTTAATTTAGAAGGATTATACTCTCCTAGACATATGTTTAGGGGAGTATAAATACATATATTATGGAATTATTTGGATTCGAGATAACTCGTAAAACAGAAACACAACAAGGGAAGGAGAAAGTATCCGCCCCTTCATTCGTACCACCAGTTGAGGATGACGGAACCCCCGTTATTCAACAACAAGCAGGGTATGTCTCAGGTGCAGCTTATGGTGCATATGTGGACATGGAAGGTGGCATCAAAAATGAGGTTGACCTCATTAGAAGGTATCGTGAAGTATCACTGATACCCGAATGTGACTCTGCTATTGAAGACATAGTCAACGAGTGTATCACTTCTGATGTCAAGGATAATATAGTATCACTCGACTTAAGTAAGGTTAAACTTACTGCAAGTATTAAAACAAAAATACAAGACGAGTTTGACTATCTTCTCCACCTAATGAAGTTCCCTCAGAACTCTCATGAATTATTCAGAAAATGGTACGTGGATGGAAGGATTTACTTCCATAAAGTCGTAGACAAAAAAAATGTCAAGAAAGGTATTGTGGACTTGAGAAACATTGACCCTCTCAAAATTAAGAAGGTCAGAAACGTTGAGAAAGAAAAAGACGCAAGAACCAAAATCGAAAAGATTAAGAAAGTAGAAGAGTTCTTTATGTTCAACGATAAAGGATTCAACAAAACAGGTACCAGTGATGGTACAACTATGAG